ACCTGCTTCGACAAGGATATACTTAAAGTTAGTGGACTCAATACTTAGGTCTGACGTAGAGGCAAGGTCAGTTATAACCTTGCCAAAAGGATCGTAATCAAACCTAATTGAGTTCAATACATTTATAAAAAATGCGTGCTTGTCCGGTCCGGCCATATTATGTCCAAGGGAGATCTGCTAACTGTCTTAATCCAAGTTTAAATGTCCACACGTATCCAAGTGGTTTTTGCTGGGGATGTTTGAATATAATTATAGCGGACCACGAGTAGTATGCTAGGCCATCCAACTTAATTGATGCAATTCTATCGAGAGTATCGGGTGCTAACACTGTTTGTGTCATCTCGAATAAATATCCGCTGTCTACATTTACCGAAGGAGTTGTCCTTGTCCCGGTGACCGAGTAAGAGTAGCTCCAGCTAATTGTATCATAGGTCGGCACCCCTTGAAAAAGGTCAGGCTTATGATATAGATGCCCACTATAGCCTCCCATTATTTTGTCAACACTTGATGTTGCATATTGAACCCAACCTTGGGCATTTGGGGATCTGAATGTTCCCGCAGATTCAGTTGTAGTATCAGGAGGAACTGCTCCAGAATCGTCTCTCACCAAGGTCAATGTATTATCATCAACTTTTGCTGAAACCCTCCACGACCAAGGGTTTGTTGGATCATCATCATCTGAATCAAAATTAGTAGTGCCTTCAACTTTGATTCTGTCATCAACCTCACGATAATGAGGTTCTGTTGTTACCAAAGTCACTTCAGTTCCATTAGAAGAAATTGATGCAATTGAGGCTGAATACGGAAAGTTGTCGGAATCCATCGAAATTTCAGTTGGTCCATGATTTGGATATGTCGCCGCTCTCTGACGGATTTCATATTCAAATGTGAGTTGATCTCCGGGTAAAACTGAAATTGATGTTGGTAAATTTACAACAGCAGATACATGCCCCGCATAAGAGTCGGACAAGTGTGGGTTTGCATCCAGTCCAAATGCAATAGTCTCAACTACAACTGATTCACTTTTTGTATTGGTTGGTAAAAAATATTTCATATGCAGGACTCGTTCACCCTTTGATGTGTCGGTCTCGTCCGTAAGAATTTCTCCCATGTCATAATGCGTGGTGCCGTCCATCGCAGCTGGTGTTCCAAAATCAGAGGCTTTCCAAACTCCAGTACGATAAACCCTGAATTCTTGGGCTGCAATATCCTTTGCATTATATGAAGCAAGCTCAGTTGTTTTTGAATCAAGAACACCAGAGATCATAACGTCATCCCCATTCAAAAACTTGATCCGGTCACCGGGCCTGTGATCTAGAAAATCAATGTTTGAATCTACAGAAGCTGTCAATCGCCACTTCCCACTGTCGACGTCAAAGGAGACTGACGCGGTTCCAGTTGGTTTAATGATTGTCTTTTTGGCACCGTTGTATAATAAAGCATAGCGAATATTTGAGGCGTACGTATTAGAGTTGAGCCAATATGGCAATCTCAAGTTGTGGATCCAATCGGATTCTTCTACGACTTTTCCATCCCGAAGGATTTTATATTTTAATTGCCCGGATGATGTTTGTGTTATTGTCATTCTTGTTTAAATTCTATGGTTGATACGATGGGTTCTGATGCGGATGAAATGTCGGATTCAACTTGTCCTAAATCTTGAAGGATGTATGTGAAAGTCATTTGAGTCACAAATGGCTCTGATGCTGATGAGATGTTCGAGGAGGTATCGATCAATCCTGCATCTTGAATAATATTTCTGAATTCTTCAATTGATACCATTGGCTCTGATGCTGAGCTGAGTGATGATTCAACCAGCCCTTCATCTTGGAGAATGTACTTGTAAAGCTCGGTGCTAACATACGGAGTGGAAGCCCTTGAAATTTCAGCTGTAACTTTGCTCAAAGGTTTATAATCAAACCTAATTGAGTTCAATACATTTATAAAAAATGCGTGCTTGTCCGGTCCATCTGCCATCTCTATTATTTATAGAAATCTCACCATGTGTCGTTCCTGCCCCGGGTGTCCAGATGCACAAAAGTTGCATATCGACCTAAACCACCACAAAAAGATTTTTCCTTCCTAAGCTGGTTGGCAACATAGAAGACGTGGTGGGGTGATACATTTTTGAATTGAATATCCAATGCAATATTCTGCATGTGAAAACTCTTTGGGGCACCGCCAACAGCCCTATTGTATTTTGGACAACGATAGGCTGAGGCAATATTGGTGAGAGGTGATTCAAGTTTAACTACGAGATGATCAACTGCCTTCAACGTCTTTTCCATCGCAACCCACTCCGCTTTTGGTGGAAGGGTATTGTGAACGTGTCCCCTCGTTTTAAAGTGAGGAGAAATCACCATGCGTGGGGTGATATTTTTTAAGTTCAGGTCCTGAATAAAATTTGCGTATTCAAGGACTTCCATTCCTTTTGCTTTAACCCAAGCATCCGGGATCCCTTTGACAGGATCATGATTTTTTAGGTTTGGTCCAAAAAGATTGCTTGAAGCGATCGGAGCTGATCCAATTGCTAAGGAGAGAGTTGTGAGGAAATGTCGTTTAGTCATGTATAGGGGTAAGTTTAATGCACTCGTATGCTGTTGAGACTCTCTCCCCAAGTTCATGATGGGGAGAGTAGTCGGATTCTTCAGGTTTTTTGAAAAGGTATTTGCATCCGTAGAATCTGGTGTAGGGTTCGCCGTTCTCGAGATGTTCAACCTTGTATTCTTTGCCATTCCCCCAGCGCTCAAGTGCTCTTTCAATCGCAGTCATATGGTATCTCTTGTGGTTCGTCGTTAATATTATTTTTCCATTTAACACCAAAGGCACGATGTTGGTCAATTGTTCGTGCATCTGATCTACATGTGCCTAAATGCACTCTGTCATCACTGATCAGGATAAAGCTTGCAAGATAGGTTTTACCGCGTGGGCATAGCCAAATATGTTGGTTGCCATCGCCCAACATTATATTGAGAGCTTTTAGGTCATTATTCATAGGATTCAATGTCTTCGTCAAGTAAGGATTTATCAAAAAGCCTCAAAAGTTGTTTGAAATGCTTAATAAAAAATTCCCGGTCAGTAAATAATCGAGCATCATCTTCATTCAGTTCAACTCCTTGATTTTTGAGGTCGGAGAGATATTGGAGGGCCATTTTAATTTGGTTAGTTGCCATGCTCCAAACCATGTAATCGTGGTGGGGCAGCACTTTGAAATCATAAGTTGATTTGAGTTTTTCAATGACGTATCGCCCCTCATGTCCCTTTAGGTGTGGATGGAATTTGGTGCTCACGATGTAATCAATATCATAAGGAACTGATCCACGCCTTAGCATGTTATTTTCTTGTTCATCGATCATTGCGTGGGATCCCGTGAGTTCAAATTCATGGGCATGGTTTAGCAGGTATTGTTCTACTTCTGTGTGTGTCATAAGTCTAATTTAATTATTTCGGAAATGTTCAGAATGCGTGATTCAACGACGTGATCTCCAAGTTCAAGGGTCTTTGTCTCAGAGCAATGGAGGTGACCACAAAAATGTTTTGACGCTCCGCTCTCAATGATAAGACGAGCAACGAGGTCTCTCTCGTCTTGGAGGTCTCTCCATAAATCATCACTCAACCTGTCGTTGTCAAGGTGCCACCGGATTCCTTCGGGATCGCATGGGCCCATCCTTGGTGGTGCCGCATGAGTGATCAGAATATCAGCCTTGCAAACTTTGTCAGGTTCATACACGAGCACTTCATCTTTCCACCAGCTTTTTCCGGGTGTTCTCATGCTCCTATCAATACTTATAGCACCACCAACTAGTAGGATTTTTTTATTCCGGTATTCAATTACTGAGTAATCATCAAGGAGCTCAACATTGGGTGTAGACTTTGACGGATCCACAAAAAATGATGGGTCGTCATGATTGCCTCGGATGCACATCATTCTGATGTTGTGGCCAGCAAGTCGTATATCAAGGCTTGGTAACAGTCTGTCTCCAAATCCTACCCCAACATCTCCGACGTGAATGACAACAGAATCATCATATTTTCCATCGGCTGCTTTGTGAAAAAACCCACGGAAATCTCCGTGAGTATCACCCAACACAAAGACATTTGTGTCGTCGTTTATAATATATGGATCCATTACTTGATTTTCAGTTTAGTCGGAAGGTGAGTGTTTGCGTCGTCTTTTGTCTTCTTGATCCGCTTTCGGGCAAGTTCAAGTCGGGTCAAAGTGTCTTGGATTTGCTCAATATCTGAGAGCATGTCCGTTAGGTCATCAATGATGTTTTCATAAGCATCCCGCATGAAACGGAGTTGCGTGGCTTTGTTGGTGATTTCAGTTTCTTCATCTGACGATACCTCAAGCTTGCCTGAAATCATGTCATTGTATTGCTTTTCGGCGGGGTCCAACTCTGCCATGACAGAGGTCAGTTTTTTTGTGTAAGATGCAATTGATTTTTGAATTTGTTGTGGTTTTTGTAATGTCATAAGATTAAATAATGTTTAAAAGTTTAAGGGCAATAGTCATCACGCCAGCATTGATCAACGCCAAGGGGATCAAATACTTCATTTCTCGGACGAAAAGTGCTAGGAAGATAATCGAGGCGAATGTTGTCAATAATAATGTAGTTCCGGTCATGGACCTATTATATCACGGATCGGAGGAAAAGTAAATAAAAAAGTGCCCCGGAGAGCACTTTTTATTGAAAAGCTATATTTTACAAGCTTATTTTTTGAGGTTGTAGAAGTGCACAGACCAATCTTGGCGCCCGTCAGTGAGGATTTCATACTTCCAATTGCGGGGATTTGATCCACCTTGCTTGTGAACCATTGAATAGAATGCTTGCCAGTCTCCTTTGAAATACTCTTCAATCTTAGGGGATGCTTCAAAGATCTCACGGTAATAAATGTCACGTGCTTCAACAATAAGGCGTCTCATATTGAGTGGGCCATGGAAGTAGTGAACAGATGGATCTTTATCAATTGTATTCGCATTGCCAAATTTGATGGTGAGCCCACGATAATGGTCCTTGAAGAATTTTTTGTTTGCTTTCTGAATGGCAGAGATAACCACCTTCTCAAGTTTTTTCTTACGTTCTTCAGCTTTCTTCACCTCAGCATCGCGTTTTGCAACAGCTGCTTTGCCTTCAGGAGTTTTCAACCATTCTTTGTTTTTTCTCATGTTGTCTGCTTTAGCACGAGCATAAACAGCAGCTGAGTCCTCTTGTAGTTTGATAATATGTTTTGTCATTTTAGTTTATATAATAAAGATTATGTTATTTCAGCGATATGGCGGTCACCAAATACGATAGCGGAATCTGGTCCCAAGAAGAGCAATCCAATAATTGAACCTCTTGAATATGTGGCATGAGCTCTGTCATCACTATTGATTAAGTTGAATCCATTTTCTGCAGCAATTCTCACGGTACCATCCCCAAGTTGAGTAAAGAATATCATGTCATTCTCTTTCCAATCTGTGCTAGGGGAGACGTGGACAGATACATAGTAATTGATATTGTCTGATGATACCCCAGCGCCTGTACATTCGATGATTGTATCAGGGTCACCTTGTACAATAATGACACCATTTGTGTCCTGCACATTTGGAGAGATTGTGAAATCATTTTCAGATCGAGTGACTTTACTCAATTGGACTCCAACGCCTTGAACACCCGTGGCACCTGTAGCACCAAGTCCAGTGGCTCCTTGAATACCAGTGGCACCTTGAACGCCAGTGGCACCCGTGGCACCTTGAACACCAGTGGCACCTGTTGCCCCAATTGGTCCGATTAAACCACTTGGTCCAGTTGCTCCAGAATAACCCCTCAACCCAGTTGCTCCTCTTAGCCCGGGAACACCAGTTGAACCAGTCGCTCCCATTTGCCCAACAGCTCCAATACCAGTCGCTCCCGTGGCACCTTGTGGTCCGGCAATACCAGTATTTCCTCGGGGTCCCGAGAAGCCGGATGCCCCAGTAGCACCAGCAGGTCCCGTTGCACCAATACCTCCCCTGAATGAATCAGAGAATAAGTTTTTTAATTGCAACTTGTAGACAGCTCCGTGACCGATTTGCGGGTTGCCAGCATTGTTAATAAGCAAATAATCATTCACGTCTACCTCTTCTGCAGGCAGCTCACGCAAATCATTAAAATTAACGGTATTGTAAATCATGGTTTATTCTGGGTCCTCTCCTTTAGCAAGAGATTTAGCAAAGCCTACAATGAATTTTCCGTTATTTACTGCTGAGTCTTTTTCTTTAGAGTGAGTGTTTTTGTTATATACGACTTTATCACCGTCAAGGATAATTGAGCGGTATCTCTTTACTTTTTCACCAGACTCTTCATCCTCATAATCATATGCTTTAGCTGATGGTTTGAGATCAGCATCTGGATTCTTTTTGAGGTAAGCAACAAGTTTGTCCATGCCGATTTCCTCGGAATCATCACTTTCAAAGATTGGAAGGGCAACACCAGATTGCACAACATTCTCAATGATGGTCTTGGCTCCGTTAACAGCAGCTGCAGGTGACAAATAGACACTTCCTTCTTTTGATGTTTTGTAAAGAACTTCTTTATCTTCACTTGTCACCATTGCACGGTATCCATTGGAGTCTTTCCAATAGCCGGCGCGTGGTTTGTCGAGAGGGTGGTCTTGTAGGTATTCTACTAAATTTTTTAGAGTTTTCATATTTCCCATACACTTATTTATTTGATTTAACATTTAGGTGCCCATGGGTGTGTGCCATGAGATAGTGATTCCCATTCGTTCATGCCGAGAGACAGTGAATCCTTGCCTCCGGATGATGTTCAAAATAACATCAACATCAACATACTTATAATCCCCATAATCGCCTGTTCTGTATTCAAGACCGAATAAACTCAATCTCTGATCAGGGTTAATCATGTCTCCGATAGTATCACCGTTTTCGGTTCGCGTGTACTCATGGAAGTTTTTATCTGAATATTGAGTCTTTCCTTCTGCAACTTTGGCATCAAGTATATTGCCCCATGCCACGAGGAATGGCTTTATCAATGGATCCTCTGTAAGTGAATCTTGATTGATTCGGGATCCAACTAAGGCTTCTTCTGCTGTTCGTAATTTCATATATTTGGATTTGGTGGTCGTTTGTCTCTCGCGTGCCACTCTTCAATGGAGGCTGTTATGTCAAGAACAAAAAAGTCAACTTTATCAAAATGAACCCCATCAATATAATACTGATCGTTTGGATGGTTTTGATATTCAGGGTGTTCAATAGCTGGACCGGAGGTGCGATGATACCTCCCTTTTTTGAGGAAGTGCTTGACACCTGCAGGGGTAATGAATGCTGGTCCATCTGCCCGATCAGGCAACCCAGTACCAGCTTCAACATAAACTGTCTGATGCTTTCCTCCTAGCGCTGGGTTTTTTAGGATCATAACGTTTCAATTGTTGATTTACTTCCGGCGGCTTTTTTAATTCCTTTCAACACATCATTCCAACCAGTCCCTGCTTTTTTGAGGGCGCGGGTTTGAGGATCCATTGTATCGTATGACATAGACGGGGCTGAAACACATCGTTTGATTTTGCCCCCACATTTTTTGCAGGGGGTTTCAGTTGCTAAATCCCGATCAGCCATTCTACAACTCAACTCAAATGTGTCGTCGCATTCTTGACATTTATAATCGTATTGCATTATTGAATATTTAGTTTTGGAAATGCTTCTGTCACAACTGGTGCGGTGAGTCCACGGAACTTCTTACCAAGTTGCTTGTGCTTCATTGCAAGGAATACTTCAGCCATGTCAGCATTGAGTGATTCAAGGATACGGAACCATGTGAAGTTTTTCTTCTCTTGGGACCAGTTGGAGCCGTTAGGAAGAAGCTTTTTCATCTCTGTCAAAAGGCGAAGAGGTGGAATAGGGTCTTGCCCATTTTCGTATTTTTCAGGAGTGAAATTTTCCGGGTCCTCTGCTTCAAAAACAACAGATGGTTTGAAGTTAGCTTGTAGGATGCTTTTAATCAAGACGGACTCGTTGTCTCGAAGGATTTGAATACGTTCAGCCTTTGATCCAGCGTTGCGGACTTTGGCAAAAACTTCGGCAGGGTTTAATGTAATGGCGTATTGGTTTCTCATAATAGTTTTATTTATCTTTAACGTAAAAATCTTGTGGGGAGTTTATCAATTGACCATATCGGCCTTTGAGCAAATAGTTGAAAATCTTTTTATTTGAAGGTGGTTCAATCTTGTTAATCTCTTCATTGATCTTCTCGACAACATCAGTTGGGATTGCGTCAAGGTGGATCATTTTTTCATTCCTCTTGAAGTTTTTATAGACGTCAGGGGGGAAGACCTCTTTGGGCGTTTTACCCTTTTTGATTTCAGTCATCCATGCATCAATTTGTTTTGCCTTCAAGGGTTTTTGGCGTTTGTTTTCGTCAATAAAGGTGTCATCGTCACTCAAAACATTTGGGACACCATCACAAGCATCGCCTCTCAAGACATGCTCAAAGATGAATTTTTGTGGGTTTGGATCGGTCACCATTTTGTGTTGAATCGGAGAATATTGCTTTACGTTTTTGTACCGTTGCAATTGAATGAAGTCTTTATCTCCTGAGATGATCATCACCTTTTCACTATTGCCAAACTCTTGGGTGCTTTCAACAAGGCATGCGATAATGTCATCGGCCTCAGCTGTATCCACTTCAATTACTGGATATGGAAAGTATTCAATCAAATCAGCTTTCAAGGAGTTCAACCATCCATAGATTTCATTCCAATCCAAATCATCTTTTACACGAGTGGTTGCTCTGCTTGCTTTATACTCTTTGAAGTATTGCTTTCTCCAACCGTGAGTAGCATCACATGCGATGTAAATTCTGCCATATTCCTCACGGAATTTTTTGTTATGCACACGGATTTGGTTCAAGATAAGGTGCTTGATCGTGTGCTCGTCAAATTTGCCATATTTGGCTTGTCCAAAAACAGTAGCCATGGCGATTGCATTAAAGTCGATAATTATCATTTTTTTAATTCTTTTAGGTGTGATTTATTGATTCGTGCCTGAATGATTCCATTATAGTATTCATCCGACAGCAAGACTTCTCGGTCTACTTGTTCTTTTAATTCTAGGTATGAAAGGGCTCCGGGACTTTTACAGAGATGAAGTATTTCCCTTTCAAAAATATCCATTCCGTTTTCAAGCAAAAGTTGTTTAGTCTCTTCATTCGAACCGACGTATTCCTGCCAATCCGATTGAGGGTAACTAATCCTCTTCCGTTTTTTTCCTTTGAGGGCGGGACGAGTTATTTTTTTGAAGAACTTCTTCTTCCCAATATATTTCTTCCCGTTCTGTGTATTTGTTATACAATAGACGAAGCCGGCTTGTTGAGGTTTTATTTGATTGTCCTCGACAAATTTATCAACGTCATCTTGTGTAAACACATGTCCTTTATGTAACCACATACAATCATTTATGGCTTATAAAAAACCCCGAGACGCGAGCCTCGAGGTTCATGCTGCACCAGTATTATACACTGGTTTGGCCTAAAAGTAAATGTTTATTTTTGGCTATTTTCGATGATAGGGTGAGTTGCATCCGGATCAACTTCAACGGTCACGGTTTGAGGTTTCATGCTCAAGTTGAACTCAGATTTGAGCTTGCCCGGAGTGAGTTTTCCAACAGGGATTTTCTGGGAGTCCGGTCCAATCTGTGAAGGTTGAACAGTTTTCTTCTCGGTAATTTTGTATTCAACAACAACCCCGGTTTCAGGATCTTGGTACAATGCTGAGAAGGATGAATCAAGGTTTGAGCAACTTACAAGGAGTGCTGGGATTAGTGGTAATAGTGCTTTCATAAGTTTATAGGTCTTCGCCGCAGAATGGGCAGAATTTAATTTCAAAATCATCGGAGAATTTCGGGTCGAAATCGTCATCGTTTTCGTCTACATCAGTCAAATAAGTGTCTTCATTATCATCAAAGATAATGTCAAAACTTGCATGGCATGCAGAGCATCTATGTTGGGAATGTATCATGTCTACTAATTATAACTTGTTGTCCTTTTGGAGTTAGACCTTGGTAAATAGGGACACCCACAACATCGCCAATGGATTCGTTTTGGATTTCAACACTATATGCCTCGATCATCTCACCGTATTTATTGAGAACAAAACCTGATGGAATATTGTAAACGCCCGGAAGCAACTCAGTAACATCCTCTTCATTCAAGAGAAATCCTTCAGCTCCGGTTGCTTCAAGTAAGGCATGGCCAAGCACTTTATCGCTCAATCCATATTCTTCTTTGATTAACCAAAGGGCTGTTGCGTATGAAGCAAGAGTCATCTTACCAACAAGAGGGACTTTGTTTATCAGCCTCTTGACATTGAACACCAACCGATGGAAAAGATTGTATACACTTTTTTCATCTGCTGTCTCAGGTTTTTTGATAACCTTTCCATTGGCATCAATAATGCCTTTTTTGTATGCGCCGGTTTTTGTCCACTTAGTGGTTAACAACCGCAAAAATCGTAGGGCGAAAAATGTGTCGCCGACTCTGAGTAATCCCATTTGTTTATAATCTTTTAAGTTCTTCCACAATAATCGGATCACTTTGAATATTAGGAAGTTCATATTCTGTGATACGGTTCAAAAAGATGAGAATGGGTTTTAACACTCTCAAATCAGATTCCGTGCTTTTGAAAAGTATCATCGCAGTGGCCGCATCAAGCTCAAAATTATTGTAAATTGGGATCAAGTGATTTATGATTGCACTTGTCCTAGAGTTACCGTCTCTTTGATACTTACGCACCATCCTCAAAGCATATTGAATCCGCTGCACGTCTTTTTTGAATTCAGTTATATCCAAAAAGCGCGGGTTGCGATATGCTTGGGCTGCGAATAATAGAAAATTTTTCTTGGTTAACCGCTCTAGGTTCATACAGATATTTATACGAGATTTTTCTCGATTAAATCTGCTTCAGCATCACGGCGAGCAAGGAGTCCGTCAAGGTGTTTTCCAACCCATAAACGTTTCATTTCTCTAATTTTCTTTGCAATGTAGAGTTGGAGTTCTCTGCCACTTTTCGATTGAATAGCAGCTTTGATTTCTCTCATCTCTTTCCGGGTTTCACCACTCATACGGGCACCCCTGTTGAATACCAAAGAAACAAGCACACCAAAAGTGATTGGGTCAAGTTTCTCCCAATTTGGAAATGCTCGTTTAACTGTGGCGATGTAGCGGGGGATAGTTATGTGGCGGAATACGTGCTCAGCATCATTCCAGCTGATCTTGAAATTGAGGTTTTTACACGCAGCCTTTGCTTCATCCCGTTTAAGTCCAATGCACCGATCCAATGCTTTAAACTGATCCTCTGGGAGGTGGCCCCAATCTTTTTTGAATTGGGCGTGGGTTTTATATCCCAAGTCATAACCAATCCCGATAGTGACACCAGAAGCACCACCGGGATATGTTGGTTTTGCCAAATGTTTTTTATAGTAATGATAGCCGCCTCCAACTTCAAAATCTAATATAAGTTTGTAAACTTCTTCTGATAAGCCTGATGATTTCATACGTTTAATACTTGGTTGAGTTTTACGTTTAAATAGATTTTTAAAAAAGTTAAAGAATGCTTTCATGGTACTAGAATGGTAATAGGTCTTTCATTGAAGCAATGAGGGTGTCAATGTCATTACTGACACCGGTCTCACCTCCAATATGGATGAAGTAATCACCAGAAGCAAGGCGACCAACGAAGATTTTTAGGTCGCCGTTTGCACCGATCATTTTGCCTTCATAAGCGTAAAGAAGTTCAACCTTTTCACCCTCAGCTTTTGGGAATAAAATGGTTTTCACTTTTTTCATCTTATGCTTTTTTGCTGCAGCTTCAAGCTTGGCATCGTCAGGGTTTGATGCTTCAATAAGCTCAGCCTCAAGCTCTTCAAGCAACTCGCCTAGCTCTACATCCTCTTCAAGGGATACATCAATAAGCTCAGCCTCGAGCTCTTCAAGCAACGCATCAAACTCTACATCCTCTTCAAGGGATGTATCAAACTCCGTCTGAAGTTCTTCAAGCAAATCGTTGAATTCTTCGTCAAGGAGTGTATCAATTTCAGAACCAAGTGATTCAATCAAATCGTCAAGCTCTGATAGCAACACATCTTCTTCTTCGCCGAAATATTCAGACTCGATTTCAGATTCAAGTGATTCAATCAAATCGTCAAGATCAGATTCATCCATATAGTCTTCATCCAGCATAAATGAATCAAGAGTGGTATTCATTGACTCAAACATGTCGTCCATGAAAGTGCGGCTTTCAGTTTTGCTAATGCCTTTCAAATACTTGATAAGCTCTTTATCAGTTTTGAACTTCTTGAGGTCTTTGTCGATTTGCACGAAGTATTGGCCCGTTTTATATTTGCCAACCCATGTGTCTGCCCACTTGCCGGCTCGCATTTTGAGTCCGTACATAGCAGCAATCTTGTTTGAATCTGGGAGTGAACTTGGATCAGCTGCACTAAAGCCAAGACCTTTAACAGCGGTGGCTACTGCTGAAGTAACAACAGAAGGGGTTGATTCCTGCAAGTCTTCAACGAGATCTTTGTGGATAGCAAGGTTGCGACTGATTTTAAGTTCAGGGAGAGACTTTTCAAGACCAAGATCAGACTCTGATTCAGTCAAGCCATATAGAATTTCTTTTAGTTTTTTCATATTAGTTGTTTGATAAAAAATTTAGTTGTTGTCCCGTTCCGCATGTCAATGGCTTCCACGAAATTTGTTTTGCGGGAGGTGATTTTAAAGTGTCCATTCACTATTGATCCAACTGGAAATAATTGGCCTTGGATATATTTTTCCCGGGCTTCAGAATAAGCTTCTTCTTCAATCTTTGTTGATGGCTTGAGTCCCATTCCAACGCGAACATCATTAAACAGATTCGTGGCATCGTTAAATCCAGACGGCATACCCTCTTGGAAGGTTGCATAATCATCATCTACAGCGGCTTGTCTCATGGCAGAGGCTGAAATCCCCTTGGTTCTTCCACCACTTGAAACCACGTCAATCTTATCAAACTTGAAATAGTTACGGGTTGTGGCTTTGCCGTTGTATTTGAGAAGCATCTCTTTGAATTGCTTGAGACGGTCTTCTCCAACTACAAGGGTCAACTGGGTGTATCCCTCTTTGTATTTGGCATGAACAATATCGATGATGGTTTTGATTGCCGGATCTTCAATAATGTTCCGAGCAAATGATGGAAACATCTTCCTGAGATATTTAATCTTTTGCTTGTATGTGAGAGGGTTTTTCTTCTTGTCTTGACTGCTTGAAGTATAGATTGCGAAATCGCCCCCGGTCTTTTGAGCCAGTTTTTTGAGGAACCTGAAGTTTTCTTCATGTCCCTTCGTCGGGGGATTAAACCTGCCGAATGTTACAACAACCGATTTTTGATTTGAACGAGCTTCTGTAAACTCTGAGAATGAAATAATTTTGTTCATATTTTCTTCAATTATTTATCAAGGTTTGGAGATGAATCTTCAGCCTCTTTACCCTTCTTTTTGAGAAGAGCTTTTTTCTTTGCAGCTTTTACAAGCGGAATAAGTTTTTTTGCTATCCGTTCGATCGCAGATTTCTTTGATCTAATGATCTTCTCAACCTTCTCTTTGCCTTTGATACTCAGTTGAGATTTTGGAATCCCCTTTGTTATCTTGAGCTCGAGTTTTTTCTTGGCTTGTATATATGCAGCTTTGATAATCTCTTCACGAGTTGCAGGTCTCATAGCGTTTCTGGCTTTTGCACGTTTGATTTTTGGCATAGCCCGTTTCATGGCTAATGCCTTTTTTCTACGTGCGGCCATATCCATAGCCTCTTGAAGAGTATCCATATTTTTATTTATCCAATCTTAGTGTTCCCAACCTTTGATAATGTCGGCGCTGAAGTTGTTGTGACTGAATTCAAGACGGTCAACAAGCTTGAATGTCTTGCCGGATCCTTTATCAACTACAACAAAACCTTCGTGACCTGTCATCCGGAATCCGTCCTTGGTCCGGACAAATGTTCCAAAGTCTTTAATCTCGTCCATCTTTGAAATAGCAAGGGTCTTTGCTTCAATCAAAAGGTTTTGAAGATCATACACAAGCTTGAGTTGTGCTTGATTCTTCTTTGAGAAAAATGCCATATATTGGTCCTTGAGCATCCGGTGTTTGTCTTTACCTTTTTCACTTTTGAGCTTGTCGATTTTTTTGTCAAACCGGTCGCTTGCCCATTGAATGAGGTTTTGAACATGTTTCTTTGTATTCTGCACTTTCTCGCCTTTGCGGACAAGTGTGTTGTTGAATGTTTCCATGTCACGGCCATATGTGCTATCGTTCTGGATTGCTTTTAATATGTTACCAGAGATCTTGTTGAAAACAGTGCCAGCTTGAGAAAGGATCTTTGTGAATTGCTCATACTCCTTCTTTGTGAATGTCACAGAACCAGATAGGTCCTTGATGTTGTTATTCATCATCCAAACGGTTGATGGTTTGGCAAGGGAAGATGAATCAGTGTAGTTTTTGGAAGAGAGATTTCCAAGTGTACCCGTCCATTCTGTATGCCAAATGACACCAATCTTTGCGTTGAGAATTTGCTGAGCCTGCTCGCTTTCAATATTCACGGCATAGACAATTGTGTTTGGGTGGAATGTAACATATTTCTTCCCGTCAATTGTTTGGATTTTAAGATCATCCTTGGTGAACATCAAGTCACCTTGAATGATTGTTTTCAAACCAAGCTTTTGAAATTCTTGGAATGCAATAATCAATTTCTTTTGAAGGTCACCCGATGTGTCTGCTGTAACATCATCCACGGATTTATACACCTTTGGGACTTTGTTAAAGATACTCTTCTTTGCAACGAAAAACTTTCCATCTTCCGGATCAATCCCGGCCCAGATTGCAGGTGCTCCGTCTGCCTTGAAGTTAATGTCAAACTTTGATTTGGCACTTGATTTCAAGGAGTCACGAATGGCCCTGAGAGTATTGATAGCTTCTCTTACCCCGTCCACGCCACCATAAAGAACCAAGTCTTCAATGTGTGTCAAGTGTCCTGTGTGAGCTTGCGCCTCGTTCAGGGCGGCTAAGTATTCAGTAAATGATTTCATAAATTTTATTGTTCAGTTTTGATATATACGGAAGAAAGATCGGTTGCACTCATGGCGTATTGAGCAAGCATTTTACAGAAAGCATCTTCGCTGTGAGATTTTAGAATAATGTCAACCATTCGGAGTGCCATGTATTTTGAATACAACCACTCATAAGCTGGGGTTGGTTTCCGCGCATCCTGTCCTCTGGTGATTGTCGCCTCATGGAAATCTTCATACGACATTTTTGAGCCGTCAGTTGTATATTTCAAATATAAAGCATAGAGAGCCTTGATCAATTTTGGATCATACTTTCTGGCTGCTGATCGGATTGAACCTTCACGTGGAAGCTCCCGTCCAAGACCAAGGTTTGAAAGGATGTAGTTGATTTGAGCAATGCCGCCCCGGCCACCACGAGATTTTGCACCCTTTGCTTTTACTTCACCTCGGAAATCTTTCATCCCGGAAGATGCTGTTCTGAATTCAATCTCATAATCGTGATTTTGGAAATTGTAAAACAAGTAAGTTGCTTTGTTCCCGTGGAATGAGTTAGGCTTGGCTTGCACTTTGTATCCTTGATAAGTGGTCTCAAACTGGAAGTTCTTTCCATTATATTCTGTAAGCTTAACGGCTTTTGAACCATCAATAAGTTTGAGGGATACACCAACAATGTCACGAGATTCAAACATTTCCATCAAAACCTCGTTCAGTTCAACAAGAGATTGACACTTGCTGAAATCAAACCCACGCCCTTTTGGAGAGGTGATCCAAATATCACCGGGGTTCCATTTGTTTTCATCACCAAACGCTTTTTGATAGTCAAGCTTCATGGCTGACTTGTAAAGAGTCTTCATCCACTTATCACCTCTATGAACCATGTAACCGCTTCCGCCGCCCATGAATTTTTTGACAGCCTTTGCTGTTGCGATGTGTGATGCTTTCCAATTGTCATCAATATCGAGTGAATCGTTTGGATCAGCATCAATTGCAACAGAGGAGATTGCCTTGCCCAAATCCTTATCAGAAAAGTCGCTTGAACCATTCAATGCAGCAGCGATATAAATGGCTTGACCACACTCATTCTTCTTTGTCGCGTGTGTTCCAGATTTAGAAGTCTTTGAAATACCACCAAAATCTGGGGTTTTAGCAAGCTTAGAGAGGGAAATCATTTTACCGTCAACAGTCGGGAACATGAGCGATTGCCCCTTGACATACCCAAGGTCTTTCATCAATTTTTTGATCTTTTTTGGGTCGGTGTTTTGGTCTAAAATATCGTAAATTTCTTGGACAAATTTGAGGGTGACTGTCTCAGGGTTTTTCTCGTCTCCCTTAGCTAATTCAAATGGGGTAATTGACTTATACTGCTTGAGGAAGTTTGAACGACGGGGCTCTTCAGAGAAGGTCTTCATTTGGAGAGCATTCCACTCTGTTAACAAAAATCTTTTAAAGCTTATCATATCTATATTTATCAAATTTTGAATATAGAGTTTGCTGCATTTCCTCGGCTTCAATCTCCCATGGGAAGTCGTCATATTCAACTTTTGCAGGATCGACAACGGATCCTTTCCATTTGAAGACCGGACCTCTTTCAGATAGTTCACCCCGGTGGAATTGTTTTACATGCACCATTTCATGCGCGAGGGTTTGTAATTGGGTTACTTCGTCTAGGTCTGCATCCAATGTGATAACATATGAATAGGGAGAAAGGCACTCCATATATCCCCATGATACTTCATCTTTCATTAAGTTAGGTTTGAGGCGGATCATTATTTCCCATCGCCTTTTTCTGGGGAATAATTCTGATATAAAAAACAGGGCAGAATCCCTGAGGAGTGATTTCCTCTCAGATTCTGCCCCGTAAACACGGAGTCGTTTCATGTTTTATTTAAGCATATGACTCAATTAGTCGCTGCATTTCTTTGTCATTAACGTTGATTCCGGAAGCAATTGCACCAGCCATCATGTTCAGGCCTCGTGAAAGTTTACGAAGGTTAGCTGATTGCTTACCTGTTGAATTACGAAGCATTTCAACAACTGCGTGACGATCTTTTGCATCCAAATGGAAACCTTCTTCAATTGGCATTTTTTCACAGATTTTGTCCATGAAGTCGTAAACCTCTTCTTCAGTTGGGTCAATGTCAATCAAGAATGCACGGGTCCGGATAGCACCATCTGGATCGAGCTTTTTCATTGGAAGGTTGGAGATGAAAATAATCTTTCCAGTGAATTCAAAGAAGCGAGGGATCAATCCTTCATCTTCAATTTCATCATAGGTCATTTCATCAGGATCGGCAACATTTGAGCCCATCTTGTTCCAAACCAACTTACGGATTTTCTTGGTATCTGTAGCAGCCTTGAGGATGTTACGTGAAGATTGATCCTTGAATACATCGTCGGAGTCGTCAAAAAGAACGATACCATTACGGTGTTTGAATAGCATTGAGTAAAGACCAGCAGTTGAAATTGAACCGGTGTTTTTGAAATAACCAGCACCATCTTGGAGTCCTGCTTTGTGGAGAACTTCCTCAACACCATATGTTTTACCAATACCACCACGACCAGCAACAAACATCGCATTTGAACTTCCAGAAAGGGTAAGCTTGAGGAGGTTCTTCATGTCGTCGAGTTGCATCTCAAAAGAGATTCGCTCTTTATCTGCTTCAATTTTCTCGACTTCTGGGTTCACAGCATATCGCTCTTTGTTCACGGTTTTAACTGTACCAGTGACGATTCCAAGCTCTGCAAAGATTGTAGAAGGATCTTGGATTTCAGAAAGGGCAGGCTCTTCAATAACGTATCCACGCTTTCCAATATAAATGGACTCAGGATACATGTCAACCATGGTCTCAAAGAATCGCTTACCAAGACTCTTCAACTTACGGAACATTTGGGATTTACTGAATTTATTAGGATCCTTGTTAATCAATGCAACAAGCTGATTGTAAACATCAAGAGGATCAGCAGATGAACGAGCTTCAGTCAATTCAAGTTCATAGGAATCTTCAATGTCTTCTAAGATAATTCCTGCAGGATATGAGTGCACTGTTGAACCTGCGTTTCCGTTAAGCACATTCACAATAACTGGAAGGATTTTAACAATACTGATGTTGCGAGCAAATGTCACTTTGGTTGACTTCTTCTGATAGCCGTGCCAGAAACTAAATCCAGTTAGGGCATTCTGAGAAAGTCCTTTAGATGAAAAGTTGAGGCGAAGTGAGTAACCGGATTTTGAAGAGAAAAGACGGATACCATATCCATGGCCGTCACCTTCATATTCTTCAATACCTTGCATTCTGAAGAATGTAATGCCGGTGTGTTTTTTGATATATTTTGCCATGAGGTGAACGGCTTTGTCCACGTCACCCGGCAAAAAACCTTCGTTTAATGTTTGATTTGGGTTCATATATTTGATTGGTGATATACCTTTATTTATTGATATTTATGTTTTAAGATCGTTGAAACTTGGTCGTTGAGTAGCCGCAAATGGAGACATTCCAACAGGTGGGGATGCTGCTCCGCCTCCTCCGGGGGCAGCTACACTTGAGTCATTTAAATCAAATAATCTCATGCGGCTTCTGTCGATTCCAACCAAAAACTTATTAGGTTCAAGGTCATTATAACGGTTTTTCAACTGCTTGATAAGGAGCTGATTGTTTGCTTTGAGTTCATCGTTTGAATACAGAGCAAATAATAAGTCAGCCGTGTGAGCTAATCCCATTGATTCTGAGATGTTTGTGAGATCCACATCGGATGAATTTAATCCATCCCGGTTTGTTTGAGTTGCAGACCATATTGGCACATCAAACTCAACAGCAAGACCTCGAACCTCTTCTGCAATGGATTTCACCAAACCATATGAGCCTCCAGCCACGGACATATTGACACGGGAAGAGGCACAAATGTTTAGATAATCCACATAAATCACATCGGGTTTGAAATCCTTTTTCATCTTGAGCTCGTTCAACAAAGCTCTGAAGTGCCCAACGTGAGCTGCTCCGGTTGGATATTCCTTAAGGATAAATTTCCCTTGGGTCTTCTGCTTGAGTGATTGCAACTTGCTTTTAAAGAATGCTTCGTCAACATGCTTCATCTGAGCAATATCAATATCGAGAAGGTTTGCGTCAACCCTCTCTGCAATCTTTTTATCTGCCATTTCCATGGTGATATACAAGACATTTTTTCCAAGTGAAAGGTTTGCAGCTGCAAGGTGACACATCGACAATGTTTTACCTGCACCAGTTCCAGCAAGGATGATGTTCAAAGTCTTCCGAGGGATTCCTCCACCGGTAATCTTATTGAGCATATCAATATCAAACGGGATTTTCTCTTCGTCTGTCGTATAGAACTTGTATCGTTCATCAACATCCTCAAGGTAATCGTGACCAACACTGGTGTCAAAAGTAACACTCAATGCAGAGTTTAACATGTCCGGAATGGCCCCAGCACTTTTTTTACTGTTGGGTTCTGAAATGATTTCAAATGCCTCCAGAATAGCAAGGGTCACGGCCCGGTCTTTACACCACTCCTCAGTTACATCAAGCAACCACTCAAGGTCAGAATTGAGATCAATCGCAGTTTCTTTGATGATTTCATAAATCAAAGAAGCGTCCTGTCTGTTCATCAACTCACTTTTTTGGAGTTCAACAGACAGGGCGTTTGATGTTGGGAGCTTATTATATTTAGTGATGAAGGCATGAATCAGTTCAAAGACTGGAACATATTCATCAGTGAAATATTCTTTTTTGAGGTGGGGTAATGCCTTTCGAGCGAATGTATCAGAGTTGACTAAGTTATTGATTATTACACTTTCAATATTATCAATCATCCGCGAATTCTCCTAGCATAATGTCTTCTAAAATTTCTCCTACAACCCGTTCAAATTTTGGGTTGCCTTGAAGGAAAAAGTGGTCGATCTTTGACTTTGGGAGGATATTGTATTCAAACTTGATATTAGCAGTTTCACCATCTTCACTCGCCTCAGCCTTCACCCGACCATAACGGAACAATGCTCCCGCATACTCTCCTGTAAGGATTTCAACGGGATTTGTGTCTTTTCGAATATCAGTCTCGTAGTCGTGAATCTTATAATCTTTATCTTCTTTCATATCAGTCTGCGATTTCAAGGATTGGGGAATCTTCACCTGCTCCGTCTTCACTTAGCATATTTGTCTCAGGGATTTTGTAACTACGTTCAATGAAGTCAGCAAAATCAGTTTGTTCAAGGATAGGTTCCCAGAAGTCTTTTTTCAATGTGTCTTTCATACGGACACTCTTGGACAGCTCTTGACCGGTCGCAGGATTCACAGCAATATACCAACCATTCTTTGGCTTCTTCACATATCCGCCAAGAAGAGCAACCTCAGTGAGTCCAGACCACTTCTCAATACCGCCTTCCCATGAAACTGTGATTGGGATTTTTGCTTTCTCTTTGGTGAAGCGTGATTTTTCAATGTTGAGAATGAACTCATAACCAGTCACTTCAGTCCCGGTTTTTTGTTGTCTCCGTCCAACCTTGATGATGTTGTCCGAGCTCAAAAAGATTCCGGTTCCACCCGACACAATATCGACTGGGATGAAGCTCTGAGATTTATATACGTGATTTATGACAATCATGGGAACGTCCTTCATGTTCAAGTAAGGGGTAATCATCCGGAAACATGATTTGAGCTGCTTTGCTCGCGTCATATCAGCAGCCGTGTTTTGGGCCATTGCATCATCAATTTCCTTCTTTGAAGCTAAGTTACCAATTGAGTCCACAACAATAACAACGTTATCCTTGCGGGTAATATTTTCAAGTTGTGGGATAATATCAAATTTGAAGTCTTCAATACTCTTGATTGGAACATGGAGAACTCTTGATGTATCAATGCCAAAAGCTGTGAAGTAACTCTGAGGGGATCCAAACTCTGAATCGTAAAAGATCATGATTGCATCCTTGTGATGGGCCATATAACTAGCCGCCATGAGCAATGAGAAGTTGGTGTTGTGAGATACAATCTTGTGCTCTAGGTCATGAACATACCAATGAGGTGAATCAATTGCAATTCCAATAACTTCGCGCTCTCCGGGATGTTCATCAATGGCAATCACACTAGTGGCTGCTCCTGCTTCTTCTGAAGTGGACACCACTCGTTGAAATAGCTCAAGGTCTTTTGCTAGGACCGGGAGACCTGCTTCAGACATGAATGGGTGGTCAATGGCACATGTCAATTGATGCTCTTGGATATATGAATCAGGGCGATCACCATATTCTTGTTGGAAAGTGATGGTGCAGGTTTTGGCTTGTTTTTTGATACAAGCAAGGATAGGAACCCAGTCTCCAAAGTGGTTTTGCACATAGATTTCAACGTCAGGGCATTTGGACATAAGCTCAAAAAGCTCATTATGTGTCATGACAAAAATTGTGTCTGATGATTTCCTAATGTTGATTGGAGTAGTTCCATCAAAGCATTTGAATGTCCGGGAGTCACCGGCAAGCATCGTGAGTCCGGATTGCAATCCACCATCTAATCGACCTGAGAGGGCGACATTCACCATTGGAACTGGTGTAGAGATTTGCTCTTTTTCGTTGTAATAAATGGAATGCTCGAGCACATCAGCTTCTTTGATAGTGCAGTTTTTTTGTAGTTTTTCTAGTAGTTTACTCATAAAGGAATGTGTTTAACGTGATAAGAATATTATATCACAGATTGGAGGAAAAGTAAATAATAAAATTAGACTGTTTGCAGGGCATACATCAATGCTCTCTCTGCTTCTACGTCAATTTTACGGGTCTTATACCAATTCCCGGTGGCGGAGTCGAGTGATCGACAAATTTGGGTCAATTCTGGGGCAGTCATTGGGTATCCAGCCTCGACAGCTTTGATAGCAACCGATACCATGAATTTATAGAGCTGGTGATACCATCCGCCAGTATCTAGGCTAAGATAATTTTTGATTGCTCCCTGAGTGACAAATGGACAATCTGTGTGATCAGTCCAAGTGAATGAACGGTTTTGCAGTTTGCTCTTTTTATGTTCTGCCATAAGCTCCTGCAGTTTTTCGTTTGGCTTGAGGCTGAATGGACTCGGCAGAAATGGGAATTCATTCATGATAGCATCCACGTTCAAAGGCTCACCATCATTTTCAAGGAAGAAATTAAAAGCGTTATCAACCTTTGCTGGCGCATAAAACATCCGGGAAGCATCTTTGGTTTGGGGATCAAAAAGGTTCGGGAATTTTTTATCTAGGGCATACCAAAACCCTTGGATCTCTTTTGCTTTGAGCGGCCGGTTGAGATCTAAGACCATTCTGAATTTTGGTTTCTCTTTGGTTGAGGATGCAGACGAGTAGCAAATATTTTTGACATTTGAAAATACTCGTATTGCATCAAGATAATCC